GGCATGGCCGTTCCTTACGCGATACGGATCAGCGCATTCGTCGAGTCGTTCGTCGGCATCGTCAGCGAGAAGTTGCCGGCCGAGACCGTCTGCGAGCCGAAGGTGTGCACCGACACCGCGCGGTTGGACTGCGACGAGTTGTAGATCAGCACCGCATCGAAGGCCGACGCGAGCGTCACCGTGGTCCACGCAAACGAGGCGGTCGGCGTGGTGTACGCCGTGGTGCCCGACGTAGCCGGCGCGTTCCAGCTCGAGATCGTCACACCGCCAGCGGTGTAGTTCGTGCCCGAGACTTCACCGCTGGCACTGTACGCCGTGGTGCTCGCGTTGTACGTCGCCGAAGCGAGATAGAGGGCAGCCTTGAAGCTGTCCGCCGTGGTGGCGCCGCGCGTGACCGTGGTGCCGAATGCGTGAATCCCGTTCAGCAGCTCCTGCTTGAACGAAGTGCACATCGCCTGTGTGTTCGCCAAGATTACTCTCCTTTGCGCAGATGCGCTCTATCGCTCAACCCATCGCGGCCGCAGCGCCCTGTGCGCTGAAGCCAACCTTGTCGTAGACGTGCGCGGACTCCTTCACCACGCGGCCGTCGGCATCCAGGTGCCGCGACGAACTTGATGTAGGCGTCCGTGATCTCCCAGCAGGTCTGGTACTTGAGGGTGTCCTCGTTGACGTTGCCGTCGATGGTCCAGATGACCGGCTTGGCGAGATCGACCGAAAAGCTGCTCATTGGGGCGCTCCTTGGGGTTTGCCGAGGCGATAGTAGTCGATCTGTGCGTCTTCGCCTGCGTACTTCTTCAACGCGGCCACGCCGTCGGCGAACAGGCTCGCGTACTGCTTCAGCATGTCTTCGTCGCCCTTCATGAACGTGTACGCCTCCACGAGCGTGCCGTACAGAAGGGTGTAGGGGTGGAAGTCGCCGAGCCACGTGGTCGTTGCGGTGACGATCGACTCGGGGAACGCGGTGTAGTGCAGCTCGACGCCGTAGGCCACATCCGGCGTCGGTCCCAGGAGCAGTGTGTTCTTGTCGAACAGCGCGAAGAACTTGGGCGCGCCGGTAGTGGCCGGGTTCGGGTAGCACTCGCGGATGAAGCTGACTTCCTTCTGCAGGAGGTAATCCTGCGCGCCAGTGCCGCCGACAGCCATGCGGGTCAGGCCTTGCACGTCGACGAACTCCGCCGGCATCGTGAGGAAACGGTTGTTCGCCGTGAGCGACGACGTCGCGCGGAAGCTACGCACGGGCAGCTCGGTCGCGTTGTAGATGCGAAGCTCCGCCGCCCGAATGAAGTTCGGGATGTTCGCCACGAAGGTGGCGTCATCGTTGGCGGTGTAGTCCTGCACCGCGTCGACGATCTCGGCGTAGTTCACGCGCTCACTCCATCGGCTTCTTCATCTTGAAGGCCGGCAGCGCCTTGCCGCGCATCGCCTTCTTCGGCGGCGCCACCGCCGCTTGGGGCATCGAGATCATGCCGCCCTTGGCGTACGACGCGCCTTGATTGCGCGCGGCCGCGAGCCGGCGGCCCGCCTTCAGACCCGAACTGGTCACTCCACCTTTTGCCATGTCAGCCTCACGAAACAACGGCCGTCAGCCGGCCTACGCCACCCTGGGCTGCCACCCCCAGGACCAATCCGAGCAGCTTGCGCTGGTCGACGATGTCGATCTCACCACGCGGCTGTCGGAGCCCTTGCGGATCGTAGATCCGAACCTTGTTCAACTTCAACTGCGGGTGGTCCTGGTCAAGGCAGTCCGGGCACACCTTCAGCCCCGTCGGGGCGCTGTTGACGATCTGGTTCCGCAGCTCGAGGTAGCGCGTGCGGCAGCCACACCGATCGCAAATCGCGAGGGCGTACTTGCCGCGAGCGTAGGCTGCGGGCACCGCGTCACTCCGTCGCCGGCTTGTCGGCCGGTTCCACCGGGGCTTCCACCGGGGCCGCCGGCGCCATCGCCGGCGCCATCTCGGGCACATCGATCGTCACTGCGACCAGCTCGGGCGCCTCGGGCGTGTAGAAGCCTGCGTCGCACTCCGCCTTCACACGAAGGTCTTCGGCCGGATTCGGCTCGGTCGGGCTGGTGTCGCTGTACTTCTTCTCGCCGGCGGCGAGGCGCGCTGCCTTGGCCGCGCGATACAGGTTGATGTCGAAGGACATGCTTTCTCCTATGAACGTTCAGGCACGAGGCGCAGCGAAGCGCGCTCGCGGTCTTCGGAAGCCGCCAGCTCCCACTGCGCGGTGTACTCCTGCAGCAGGCGGTCGACCCGCTGCTCCGACACCTCCTTCGGCCGCTTCAGCGCCACCATGTAGGCGAGCCCCGCGATCAGCGCGGGGATGAAGCGGAAGGGGATGTCCATCGTGTTGCCGCCGCCGGAGCCCGTGTCCTGCATGCGGCGCATGTACCAGACCACGAGCTGGTCGCTGGCGTTGGTGGGCACCGGCCACACCGCGATCGTCGGCGACAGCTGCCGATCGACGAACACCTGCACCGGTCGTCCGGGCGCTTGCTTGTTGGGAATCGCCGCGAAGCTCGAGAGCCCCAGGCGGCGCAGCACCACGTCGTTGGTCGTACCCGAGGAGCTGCGCAGCACGTGGTCGAGGGTATCGATCACGTCCGCCGGCAGCGCATACTCCGCCACGCCGGCCACCATCGGGATCGCGTACTCGGTGACGGTCCAGAGGTTGTAGCCGCGGTTGGCCCATTCCGCCGCGAGCAGGTTCAGGCTACGCCGCGCGGTGCGCAGATCGTAGCCCGTTCGCATCTCGAGGCCCGCGCGCTCGAACGCTTCCTCGGCGATCTCCTGGATCTCGAGGTTGAACGTCGCGGTTCCGGAAGTGGCCATTCAGCCCTCAGCAGCACTTCGTGCGCTTGGTGCGCGCTTCGCCTTGACCGCGGCCGACGAGTCCGCCTCGGGCGAACTTCTTCATGCGGTCTTCCTTCTTCTCGCCGGCGGCGTACTGCTGCGGCGTGATCTTGCCGCTCTTGAGCGCCTTGGCTTCCTTCAGCTCTTCGCTGCGGTCGTCCTTGCCCTTGAACAGGGACATCGGGTTCTTCATGGGTTTGGCCATGGTGGTTCCTTCACAGAATGCCGAACACTCGCTTGAGAACGGTCGTCAGTGCCGCACCGATCCCGCCCGCCAGCAGCATCGCCATCCAGAGCGCGCCGCGGCCCTTGTTCATCGCGTCTCGAAGGTCTTGCACCGTCTCCGTCAGCGTCTTGACCGCTCCGGCCAGATGCTCGACTGACGTGGCCAGCCCCGCGTTGTCAATGCGAAGGTCAGTCACTTGGGCTTCGAGTTCTCGCATGCGATCTTCCTGCGCAGCCACGGCCACCTCACCGAACACTGAACTTCTTGCCCCGGGTCGCCGAGCCGGCCCCCTTGACCATGCCGCCCTTGGCGTACTTCTTGACCTTGCCGCCGCAGGCCAGCCCGGCATCCTTCTCGCGCGCGTCGAGGCTCGCCTTGGGGTTCCTCAGCGGATCGGCAGGCAGGGCCGCGATGCCGGACTTGGCAGGCGCACTCGCCGCCGGCGCAGGAGCCTTCGGAGTCCAGTTCGCGCCCGGCGGTTGCCCGGCGCCGGGCAGCGGAGTCTTCTTGCCCAGCAGCTTCTCTGCGTCTTTGCGGTCCATCTCACGCACCTCAGATGCGGTAGCCCCAGGCCGAGACGGCCGCGTTTGTGTTGCCAGTGCCCAGGGAAGGAAGGGACAGCACGATCGCAGTGTTGGCCGCCGAAGCAGGGAGCGGGGGGTTGAAATCGAGGTAGAGCGGCGTGATGCCGACGGCCGCGCCGGCAGGCACCGGAACCGTGATCGACATCGTGCCGCCGGCAAGGCCCGTGACCGTGGCCGTGACCACGCTGGCCGCCGTCGCGCCGGCGCCGCTGATCAGCAGGCCGGAGAGGTAGGTCGTCTGCCCGGCCGCACCCGCCAGGGTGGCCGTGGCCGTCGCCGCAGCGACGTTGCCCGACGACGAGCTCAGCGCCGTCGAAGCGGCAGGCTGGAGGCCGCCGGCGATCATCACCCACGCCGCACCGCCCGTGGCCTTCTGGGTCGCCGATCGCCCGGTCGCGCTGTCTTCGAGCTTGACTCCAGACATCAGTTTCTCCTGTCATGGCAGAAGGGGCCCCGAAGGGCCCCTTCCTGGGAGGCCATCAGGCCCCGGCCGTACCGTAGATGCCGAGCGGGTCGCTCACACCGAACGAGTAGCGTTCGCGCGCCTTGTAGCGCACGTTGCCGGTCTCGAAGTCGCCTTCCATGTCCTGCTTCAGCGGGGCACGCACGAAGTGCTTCAGGCCGTTGGGCACGTCGGTCAGCAGGAACCACGCGTCCGGGTCGGTCAGCCAGTGGTTGACCGTGTAGCCGCCGGGGATCGCGCCGTTCGACTTGATCGCGTTGATGTCGTTCTTCGCGAAGGCGTTGGAACCACCCGCGACGGTCGACAGCTCGGTCTCGAGGGTGCGAGTCGCGATGAAGGTGTTCGACGGGTGGATCACCAGCTTGCGCGGCTTGGCCGCCAGCAGCAGACCGCGCTCGTCGACCCAGGCCGCCATGTTGATGTAGGCATCTTCGAGAGCAGTCTCGTTGAGGTCCACATCGGCCGCCGGCCGGTTCGCGTTGGCGAAGCCGCCCACCGTCGGGTGCGCGGTCGAGCACAGCGACACGCCGTCGCCGTACAGGAACGAGCCGCTGAAAGCGTTGTTCATGATCGCCGCGGCCTTCACCTGCTTGGTGTAGGCCATCGAGCGAGCCAGCGCCTTGGTATAGCGCCCCGACAGACTGTCGTAGAGGTTGTCCTCGATCGCTTCCTCGGTGATGCCGAAGCCCAGCGCGATGGTCTCGTGGACATAGCGCGCGACGTAGGCTTCCTGCCCGTTGTCGTACGTGATGCCCGAGCCTTCGGACTTGGTCGGCGCGGCACCGAAGCCGGACAGCTTGACCTCTTCTTCGAACGAGCGCTCGGAGGTCTCCACTTCGTAGAGTTCCTTGTGCTCCTCGCCGTATCGCTTGTACTCGAGGCCGAACAGCGCGTTCAGGCCGGGCAGCAGCTCCTTGAGGAGCTGGGCACGAGACATCGTTGCCATGGTTCAGTTTCCTTTCAGCGTCAGATGCCGGTCGCCGAGCCCTGGAAGTGAGCTTGCGTCGGGTTGAACATCACCAGGATGTTGGTGAACGAGTCGCCGATCGCGTCGCCGGGCAGCGTCGAGAAGTCGATGATACGCAGGCCGATCGTGGCCGTCTGGCCAATCGTGGCGGTGTCCGCCGCGACCTTGCTGGTGCCGTACACCGTGCTGCCCGCGGTCTGCACCACGCCGATGTTCGCGCCGCGCGCGGTCTCGGGAACAGTGCCGTTGGCCTGGATCATGTAGATCACGGACGGATCGTCGACGACGTAGCCGTAGGCGTCGGATGCCGCGGTGCCGCCGACCCAGGTCTGGGACCAGCGCGGCTGCTTGGTGGACGGATCGGTGTAGACGCAGCCAACAAACACACCGGCGGTGCCTGCCGGGAACTGCGAGGCCGCGGTGCCGAAGGTCGAGACCTTCTCGAGCGTGCCGGCGGCGACGATGCTCACGACGTCGCCGGTGAAGATCGACGTCGCGTAGTTGGTGGTGATGCGGTAGAGGTTGGTCGCACCCGCGTACGGGCGGTTGCCGACCATCTTCACCGGCTTGAGGCCGTAGGGGGCCGCAGTGCTTGCCATGTTCCAGTCTCCTGTTGAATGCGGCCCCGAAGGATCAGGAGCCGCGACCGAAGTTGCTGACCTTCGTACGCCGTTCGTTGAAGATCGGCATCCGACTGTCCGTCTGTTCCGCAGCGAGACGCTCGTCGATCGACTTCATCTGTTGCTGCGTCATCTGCTCGTAGTACTTCCTGCGAGCTTCGGCCATCTCTCGCGGCATGCGTGCCAGGATGAGACCGCCGACTTCGACCATCTGCGCGTGCTGCCGTTGGCGCGGGTCCGTGAACAGGGCCAGCTCCTTGTGCTCGTTCGGGTTCACCGGCTCCCAACCTTCGCGCATCTTGCGACTCATGTTGGTCGGATCCTCGCTACCGAAGTAGGACTTTCGGATCCAGCGGTAGACCCATTCACTGTCCTGACGGGGCACAGGGAGGGCACTCGAAGGCTTCCACGTCATCGGACGCTTCTGCACTTCACGGGTCGCGTCTGCACGCGCGGTACGGTCTTGCGATTGGGTGTTTTCAGCCATTGCGGGCCTCCAGTTCAGCGACGGCCTCAGCGTACTGCTGAGGGGTGATGCCAAGGCGCTTGGCCATGGCTTCCTGGGATTTGGTGATGGTTACCACCTTTTTCCCGGACGCCGAGCGTCGGACAGGGGCAACGGGGGTTCTGGGGGTGCTTTCAGCACGCGGCTTGGTGTCGCGATGGTCGTCATCGAGCGAACCAGCATCCTCGAACCTGTCGGGGAACACGTCCCGCATGCGGCGGTCGATCGCGCCGTAGTACTGATCGGGGTCCGATTCCGCCGTGATGCCCTGCTTGGCCAGCTTGGCGTGGACGCCGTAGGCGAAGCTCGTCATCTCGTCGTCCTCTCCGAACCAGCTGTTCTTCGAGGCCCATGCCTGCGCGCGGTGATCCGGCTTCGGCACGGAGACGCGTTGCTCCGATGCCCCGGGTTGTACCACAGCCGAATCGTCCTGTGAAGGGGTCTGCGGCCGCCACGTCGCGTAGCGCTGCTCTTCGATCAGCGCGCGGTTCAGCTCCTGGGTCGCCTCGACGATGGCGTCGGAGTCGAACGCTTCGGTGGCCGCCTTGAGCTTGGCTTTGGCCGCATCGATCGAGACCTTCGCCTTCTCCTTCATGGAGTCGACGAACACCTGCTCGCCGGTGGAGAACCGCTCCTCAAGCTGCTTGGCGCGAGTCTGCTGGGCCGCGGCGTACTGGAGAGCCGCTTCGCGCTCGCGCGCGGCCTGTTCCGCAACGCGCCGCTGGTCGTGCACCGCGTGCTGGAGCTGCAGCAGACGCTTCTTCGTGCGCTCGGAGAGCTGGTTCAACTCCTCGTCGGTCGGGTTCAGCGCGTCGAGCTTTTCCTTGGACAGCGGCGTGCGGCCGCGATCCTCGACGGGGGTGTCGTCGACCACCGAGACTTCCAAACCATCATCGCGGCTTTCGCCGGCAGTGATGTCCTTCTCGTCGGGCAGTCCGTCGTTTGCCTTGGGCATGTCTTCTCCTTCAGATGCGGCTGATTCCGCGAGGGTCTTCGACGACGGCCTCGATGCTGTCGTCGTTCAGGATGCGCCACTCCT